ACGCGTACCACTCGTAAATTGGTTACCATTGCTACTGTTAGTCTCAGCAATAGTGTGTGCATATGGGCTTGGCGAACCGCTATCGATTACACTCCCTAATGCAAAAACAAACATTCTCCAATCTGTTGGGAAATATGTAATTGTACCAGTATAATCTCTTGCACCTTGTTGAAGTGTTGAAACGTTACGTGTTCCTGCACCAACAAATCTTCCAGGTATCATTCCAACTGAAACATCTTTCTCATGCGATTGAACTTGACCAATCCAATAATTTGGACCACTAACTGTTGCGTATGTCCCACTTTCATATTGAAAATTCACTACGTTATTATCTGCTACATATCTTCCCATTTTAATCTTCCTCCAATATATTTATTTTTTATGTAAGTATTATACTATAACTTACCACAATTACTTTACTTTTAATAGCATTTTCTCCGTCTTCATCAACATTAACCATGCTATTGAGGGTAAAATCATTTAATCCATTTCCACTTAAATCAGTCCCTGTTAATTGATTATCCCGAAGATAATTATATACCTGTTCTGTCAATTCATCTTTTTCTTTTTCATTTCGCGCCCATATCCTAATTTCAAAATCTGCACGAACACGAGTTGCTTCACTTTGAAATCCTAAACGTTGGATATGTTTTATATTCATTGATTTGACTGTTATTATAGGATATTTAACACCGCGTTGCGGATACGATGTCATAACAAATCTTTCACGACCAGAACGAGAAGAAGCAATTGGATCAGTTAATGCAGTTTGTAAACTATCTCTCAATAATTTTACACTATCTGAGATATACGTTGATGTTGCAATTGCCATGTTATCGCCTCGCTTGGCTTATTAAATTATAATCAGTATCTATATTTAAACATAACTTTCATTTTTATTAAATTAAACTTTTAATTCTTTTTTCATCATCTCAATAACAATAGATTCATTCCTATCGACTGTATTTCTAAAATGATAACGAGGAGAGATTTTTGTAGTTCCGTACTCAAGATATTTTGCAACATTTTTTACAGTTTCACCATTAGGATATCTATCATTGTCTGGTTGAATAATATAACTGTCTTCAGATTGTTTCACAACTTCAATACTATTTCCAAATCTGCCAGTATCAACACTTTTTATTTCTGCTCTATTACCAATTATACTCTCCTGTAATTCTTGTTGAACAAAATTAGAAATTTTTGCCAACGCAACATCTTTTTCATCCATTATTTTTTGTTCTTTAGCTTGAAGCATCCGCATAACTTCGCCAATTCCATAAATTTCTACATTAACAAAACCGCCTTTACTAGATTCAACCTGAACCATGTTATTCACCAATTATTGAACCATTTGTTAAATATCTAACATAACAAGTTTTGTAAACAATACTCCCATTAATTTGCCATGCAATTACTCCTTCAGGTAATAAAGAAAATTCTCGTGCAGGTGGACTTCCCCCTATACCAACACGCCATAATCCTGAAGTATTAACAGTTCCATCAACATATAATTTTAGATCATTTAATAATATTTTTCCTTGTGCTAATAAACTTGAATCTTGGGAACTCCTCCCTGCATTTATTGGTTGTACAACTCCTGAAACCCAGTAATCAGTTCCACTTTGAGTTAATGTTATATTATCATCATATCCAACACTTCCACCAGAAATATTAAAATATCTAAAACGAACAGGTAAACCTATTTCAGAAACTATTGAATTAAAATCGGTTTGTAATCCTGCTGCAGTAACTGCAATATCTATCCCCTCGCTTTATATTTCAAAATTTTTGTTCCTAATTGACTTAATTCTTCTTTTGCAATTGCTCTAAATCCATCTGCTAATGAATTTAAGTTAGTATCTCCACCTTTTGATTCAGAAAAATCACCTAAACTTACAGATGAGACATCTGCACCTTGTAAATTCATTAATCGAGAAACAGTTTCAGCAGTGAAGTATAATATTGGTCCTTGATATTTTAATTCAATAGAAGTACTACCTATATCTTTCCCCGTGTATTGTTCGACATAGTTTCTTTTTTGGTCTGCAATTTCAAGTAATCTCGCACCACTAATAGATGATGGAACATCAGGAATTAAACTCAAAACTGCATCATGCACTGAACCAAGTGACCAATTTCCCATTTATATCAACCTCATAATCCTGTTCTTCCAGTAGTAATTAATGTACGACCAGAAGAAATAATTGTTCTTGCTTTGCGAGGAGTATTTGTACTCCAGGTTCCATTAGTTATTGTCATGTTTCTATTATTTCCTGAAGTGTCTGTTAAAGTTGTACCTGATCCTTCAGTAGTATTCCATAATCCGCTAGTTGAAGATAAACTAACAACTCCTTCATAAAATAAATCTCTAATTTGATCTGCTGTTGCTACAACAGGAGCAGTTCCGCAACGTCCAACCAATCCACCAAATCTTCCAACTATTGCTCCATTAGTATATCCGTGCCCTAATGCAACCTTTGCATTAAAGTTTGTAATTGCAGTCATTGCCCCATCTGCAACTTTAGTAACAGTTACTTCTTCACCATCAACATACAATTTTAAAGTCCCATTATTCCATGTTAATGCAAGAAAGTGATGCCTATTATCCAAAATTGTTCCATTTCCAACATAATTCTTAGTTGGTAAAACTCCTGTTGAACTTAATATTACTTGAAATTGGCCTCCAGTTGATGCAAACAAAAGCCATGCTCTTGCATTAGCAGTACCACCAAAATCAAATTGTCCAAAACAATATCGACCTACTTGAGTCATATCTCCTCTCATCCAACACCAAGCAGTAAGCGATTGTCCACTATCTCCTGTGGGATTAAATGCGGTTACAGAAATATCGTTATTTGTTCCATTTGTAGAGATTAAATAAGGAAAATTTAATATTTGTCTTCTACGGGTCGTTAATCCTGTTCTTGCACTCATGTATTTCTCCCATTATATTCGTTAAAAGCATTCATTAATTGTTCTTCAACCCTATTATTGTTTTCCTCATCACTTAATCTTGGATCCCAATCACATTCATAATATTGTTCGTTTGATTGAACATTTTTATCATTAACAAATATAATATTAAAATAAATCTTTACTTTAATATCTCCACAATAAAGATAATTTAAACTTTTTTTATTTATGATATAATTTGGCATTTAATCACCATTATTAAGGCATAATAACTCCTGATTCATCAGTCAATGGAACAAAAGTCAATCTAAATTGAATCTTACCTGTTGTCGGAGTATCTGAGGTAGTATATTGAAATGAAATATATGAATCTGTTCCGTTTTTTTGCTGTAGTATAAATGAAAATGGAGTTGAAGTATATCTTACTTGTGTGGCAGTAGATAATGAAATAGCGGCGGTATTATCTTCTTTAACAATTAAGAATGAACCCACTCCTGCATTTGATAATATTGTACCAGTAACACTTTCAGTAATATCAACTGTTGCAGAATCATCTTTAAATATAACACTTGAAACAGTACAATTACCTAATTGCATTGTTATATCTGCAGTTAAAGAAAGAACTTTAACAAAACCAATTACTTTAAAAATATTTTGTATTTTTGTTTCTGCATTTCCAGTTAACATTACTGTATTTACTGCAACTCTCCCTAATTTAGTACTAATATTATTTGTTTGAAATAGATAATCGTCCCTAGAATTAGGGGTTGGGAAATTTGGCATTTGTTCGTTAAACGGTTGTACTGGAGGGATATATGCTGCTAAGTCACTCATTTTAATCACCTCATGAATATAGTGCAGTCATTGATAACCATGCACTACCTATTGTTTTTGTAAAATCTGTTGTTGAAAGACAAATCGTAATTCCTGAATTAGCATATATTCCACCTGGATTAAAATCAAACGAAAATGTCGAATCAGTTCCATTAGTATGTTGCAGTTTTTTAGGGGATCTTAACATTGTTACTGCCCCATCAGCAGGAAGTGATGCAGCATTAATAAACTGTATAAAATATGAACCAGTTGTTGCAACACTATCAATTCGTCCATCAATCTTATAAAGTACACCTGCATTTGCTTTTGTTACTGAACTAGCCTCTAATGCTGCAGATTGATCAACACTATAAGCATATGTTGAAACTGCTAAAGGTTTTGGACAAATAGCTAATACATTGTTTGTTTGGTCTTCTCCTGAAAATAATCTAGAGTTATAAACTAATAATTCCCCTTGTGTTGATGCGCATATATTTGTCCTATCTGCACTTGCAACTGCTGTTGGTAATGCTGTTGGGTCTGCAGCATATGCACCAATTTTATGTGGTTGTCCAGAATCTACACCATCATGTGCAACTGTTCCTTGTGTTTTTACCCATTGATAACCATTTAAATCAAAATATGCATTAACACGATCATTTGCAGAAACTGCAGAAGGTTCAGAAGAGACTGCTTTACCACCAATTTTAAAAGGATTATCTGTATCAACAGCATCATGCGCATTTAAACCTTGCATAGCATTAACCGTTCCTGCTGAGTCCAACAATTGTACACATACAATATTATTTGTCGGAAGTCTCGTTCCACTTGCAACAGCTATTGTTGCACGAACATCAGAACCCCCATCTTTTAATTCAACTGCACCAATTTCAATATCTCCTGTTTCTAAAACTGCATCAGTCATTAACTTCCCATCTGCAGTTATTCTTAGTAAACCATATTGACCATTTGTGAAAGTAGGTAATCCTGAAGTATATTTACCAGCCATAACTTGACCAGCAACTAATGGAATATTCATATCTGTAGAAGTTTCAGCATCGTAAACTTTAGATGCCCAATCTTTAGTTCTTAATCCTTCATTTGTCATCTTATTTTCCTCCTTAACTTTAACTGATTTTACGTGACCGCGTACGTGCCGCCTGACACGAAATTAAAAAATAAAATAAAAATAATATTATCCTTAACTTGACGTTATTTTACAAGTTGCGTTAGTTCGTAATGCTCTAACTTTTACTCGCATTGTAACTGCTGAACCTTCCATATCAAGTGATGGAAGAGTAAAGTTTTCAACTGTAATACCACGTTTTTCTGCAATCATAAATGCATGATTCTTATCATACACATATGATGAAGTTGTTGTCATACCTGCATTTGTACTTACTCTAAATACTTTCATTCCATATACTGTACCAATAAAACCTGTACTAAGCATTTCAGTGCTTCCAGATTTATCAGCTTCTACGAAAGTATCAATGTTTCGCAAGTCATACGCAACTTCATTACCTACTAAATAAGATGTTGCAACTTTGTCAGCATCTTCTAAGTATTGCATTGCTCGAGTAACGTTTGCAATTGTAACAGAGGCACCACCAGCAACAGTATTAGCTGCAGAATCAAGTGCATCACTTATAATGAGTGCGTTAACTTTTTCTGCCATTCTTCGTCCAGCAATTGTTAAATTATGCTGTAACAAATTCCACTGTGCATCTTCAAGCAATTCTCGTGTAATTCTAATTGCAACACCATATTTCTCTGGTTTTATGTTTGTTGTTGAGTACTCAGCATTATCCATTGGGATTTCTGTCCCTTCTGGAACAAGACGGACACTCATTGTATTTTCTGACATTAAGTTAACATCAATGCTTGATCCTGGGATTTGTGCTGGACCAAAATACAATGCGGCTTCACTTGTTGGAATCAATACTTTTGATGCTTCATCAACAAGCGTTTCATAGATTTTCTTTACAATAAGTAAAGACCCTTCTGTTCCTGTACTTGTGCTGAGGTATTCTCTTACGAATCTAAGATTGTCTGTCATTTTAGTTACCTCCTTACCCTTGAATCTGAACTAATGCAAATCCACCAGAAGCTCCTTCTGTTACTGCACGTCCAATTCTTCTTAATCCTGCAAGATTACCTGCGACTGAACCAAGGTTAGCAACTGCGTTGTTACCATCACACATAACTGGGTAACCTGCTGTTACTGTACCATTACATTGTAATAAGTAAGTTCCTCGTGTAGCAATACTGCATACACCGCTTACAGAGGTAGTGTACAAATTAATTCCGTTAAATTGTGCTCCAGATGCATCTCGTGTAAACAAAACATTTGCTGTTGCAAACGAACTTAATCCAGAAGTTACAACACTTGCTGCTCCAGATGCAAATACGAATACTCCTCCAGAAATTATTTCGTTTCTAACATAACCGCCAATTATACGTGGTGACTCTCCATCTAATGCAACTACTGCACCGAGTGGGTTTCCAATTCCTGCGCCTGCCATTTTCTATCCCTCCTAATTTCTTGTGATGAATAATCCTTGTGAATATTCATCTTTCCCAAATGCTACGTTTTCAAATAATTTTAAGTTAGTATCATTTGTTCCTTCTGTAACTTGTCCAATAGTTTCATCTTTTGGTTTTTCAGTTACTTTTACTTCTTCTTCTTTCTTCATCTTTTCTCTCAGTTCTGTTTCAATTTTCAATCTGAGAGCATCTTCCTTTTGCTTTTCTTTAATTGCAAGGAATTCTTTATATTCTTCTTCAGTGCCAAAACTTTTTACTGGTTCTGTCATTTTCTCTTCCTCCAAATGAGGAGTAATTTCTAACTCCTCTTCTTTCTTTAACTCAAAACTTTCCATCATTGCTTGAGCAAAACAAGCATCTCTATCTGCTGGTACTGCTACCAAACTAATTTCAACACCTTCTATTCCTCGAGCAACTAATTGAGTGTAAGATTGTTCTCCTTCATTCATTGTTCGTTCTTCAATTTCACGAACCATTGCACCAATACTAACATTTTTGATTAATTTATTTTTAATCATTTCTTGCATTTTTTGGTCTACAACTCTACCCTCAAAAACAATTGCACGTAACACATTATCATAATTTACATTTTCGGTGGTGCGACCAATAATTGAATCAACACTATTTTTGTGATCTTTAAGAATAGGTTTATCTCTGAAAGATTCTGCGGCAGGTGCTAACTCCTCAGCAAGATAAGTTGTACCATTCCGTGTAGTTGTTTCATTAATTGCAATACCGCGAATTTTGAAATCAGAATTATTCTCACTTGTAATAAATTCTTGGATTGGAACATTAAAACTTAGTTTGTGCCAATCTTTTTTAGTTTCTCCCTGTTTAATTCGTTTTTCAATCTCACCACAAATTTTTTTAGAAGAATCAAGATTATGACCTTTTGATTGTTGATCGGTTATACAATCTTCAAAATTCTTATATTTTCCCATGGGCATTAAAATCACCTACAATGTAGTTATAAGAATTTATTAATCAAACTAATTTATAAACATAACTTTCATTTTTATTAAATTAATCAATTAAAGTTTATCTGGATTTTCAATATACTGTAAATGTGAACGCGTTCTATGAGTTGATTGTTTATTTCCTCGCGACGTAACTTTACTTTCTTTTTCTCCTTCAGTCCACGCCCTAGTCCCAAACAAAGTATTGGCCATTCCTTTAAATTTAACATCGCCTTGCATTATAGTTTGTGTCCCTGTATAATCATCAGAGTTACCAATAACTGGCACATCTTCATTTCTTAATGCTTCACTTGTACTCGTACTACAATCATGTACATAATCTCCAGAATGTTTTGCTACAATAAATCGTATGTTACATCTTGGGCAATATTTAAGTGTCATTCTATTATCCCCAACGATTCCAAAATAAGTTTATCGTTTTGTTTTTTTCTTTCCGCAATACATTTACCACAAAATAAATGTCCAGAAATTAATACAAGCCCACCTTCATTACAGTTAGGTGAAACACATTTTGGTCTTTTCCAAATTCCATCTTTAATTCCATCCTGCATTTTTATCCCTCTTTTTGTATTGCAACTATTGTACACCTACAATTACTGTGCACTGGCGGTCTTGGCGCATCATTAATCTCATACACCATCCCGTTTAATTCTTCACAGGTAGGACACGTTCGCATACCAAATGAAGAAACCCATTTAACTTCTTCAACACCTTTTTCTTTATAAAAGTTTATACTTCCTTCTGCAGCCATTCTAGTTGTTTCTGACCTTGCAATCATTGCTGACCTATATTCTTTTGATATAGCAATAACTGGTTCACCATTAATAAGTTTAATTGTTCCGTCATCATTCATTTTAAATAAATCTTTTGGTTTTATTTTCCGTTCAATATCTGCGGCAATCTTGCTAAGATTATTTCCTTCTATAAAATTATCTTTTAAAATATCTTTTAGGATATCAATTTTTTCTCCACTTAACTTTCCTGCTTTTACTTCCATTGCATTATTTGCTTGTAACATCCCAAAATTATCTTTATTAATTGCACTTATTATCGATGCTAAGTATTCTCTATAATCAAATCCTAACCATTCCTGAACAGAATAATCTTCATCATCTTGTTTTAAGATTATGTTCTTGGCATTACAACAAAAACAATAATAAGTTGCAGAAGTTTTTGTTTCATTAAACTGTTTAGATAAAGATACTTGTTTACATTTTCCACATTTCAATAGAGGTTTATGATTGTCCGTTACCATTTATTAATTCACCTAAGTAAAACTCTTCTTCTCTGTTTTGTCCAGGAACTATTGGTTGTGCTCTTGTCATTTCTTTATCTTTTTCCTTTTCTTGAGATTGCATATCTTCTTCGCTTAAACCATACAACCGCACAAGCTCCATTTCAAGAATAGTTCTTAATTCTGAATTGATAAATGGATTTTTAAGTGTTTCATTAATTTGGGTTATTCTATTATTTTCTTCTTCATAACTTGGTTCTCCCCATTCAAATTCAACATGAACAGAAAAACCATTTGCAAGTAATATCCGCTTAAATATTTGTTCTTCAATCACCTTTTCAATTTCAACTTGTTGACTTTGAATTTTACGTTCAAATGCCTTCATTTGTTCGCTTGCAAGACCTTCTGCAATGTTTCCAGAACCAAGTAAAACTTCAGGAACTTGTGTTGTATAAATAAAATCCTTTTTATCACTTTCATTGATATAACTAAATTTCTCACCAATTTTCCCAAAATCAATAGCTTTAATATCAACATCTGCACCAGTAACCCACTCATGGTCGTTTTTCAAATATTCTAAATCTTGACCAAATGAATTAACATCTTCTGCAGAAGGAGGATTTTCTAAAGTACCAATTTTTACATGATATGGAGAGTTTGCTTTTCTATCAAGCAACATGTGCATATTTTTTGAACTCTGCACAAGATTATCAACTATCTTAAATGCAG